CGTTTGCATACGTGGATTTTCAACCACAAGCTGTTTCTGTATGCATCCTTCTATTCTTTCCAAATAGCATATTATGTGTTACAAGCTATGTACATTATGATAATGCTACAAAGTCCCAGCCTGGTTCTTCCTTGCTTACTTCTACTATGTAGAATGCATCGCAAGCCTTATTACCGGCTGGCACTGTGTACCACCTTCTTACTTGACTACAGTTATCGTGTATAAATTCACACATTGTTTTTCCTTTCTATTAAATTTTACTCTCTCTACATCATAAGGATATAGAGAGAATAAAACCTATTGGTTTTTAATAGGGTGCAACTTCCTCAAGGACTTCTTCATCCTTGGTTTCAGCTACTTCTTCGGTAGCTGGTGCAGATGCCTCTGCACTATCGCCAGCTTTCTTGGCGATATATGTTGGGCTTTGCTTATGCAAAGCTATTACCTCGTTTATATCAAGGTAAAGTGGAATTGTTTGCAAAGAACCATTAATGTATCTTTGCACGAATGTGCGCTCACGCCATTCGGTTAATGTTTTACCAGTAATTCCACACACTACTGGGTTCATTGGTTTTGACATAATAACTCCTTTCATTATATTTTGTTTTTATGTCTTGACATATATATTATATATATATATCAGTCAGTTGTCTGACCTATTGGTCTACAGACAACTGAGTGATACATATTATCTAAACATAAGTTTTAGTTGTTGTACCTTGGAAACATTACGCTTGGATACTTCCCAAGCATTTTCGCCATTAAGATACACTTTTGTCGAACAATCGCCATAGTGTATGTTAAGTGGGTATGTTTTGCCATTGTTGGCTGGTTTCCAATAAGCGTCTTTCTTAAAGACGATTGGGTACATACATACTGTACATAGTTTTTTAGTTTTAAATTTATCCATTGTTATTCCTTTCTTTAAATAGATAAGATACTTTATAAGTATCAGTCAGTATTCTGACACAAGTGTCAGCAGAATACTGATTGATAATTACTCTAGGTATTGTTTATATTTACCTAACTTTATGCTATTAATCACAAATAACTCGCTATATATAGTATATAAGCTCGTTCTATTCTTAATAGCTAAAGTAATAGGTATCCATATCCAATACTCAAACCAACTAATTTTCATAGTATATCCTTTCTGTCGGAAGGCTGACTCGCAAGTCAGCAGTCTTTCGTACAGAAAGATATATTGTTTATTATTGTATAGATTTCATAACAGTTCATAGGTATGTATTTAAACTACATATGGCTGTATTTAAAAGTATATACTGTATATATCCTTCTGTCCTATGGGACAGTAGAAGGATTATATACTGTATACATATAAAGTTTACATATACCTATTGTTATTCTGTGTACATATTACCTTTGACTACCATATGTCAATCTGGCTTGTTCATATACTGTACGTAAGGTCTGTAAAATATGCTGGTAACTTACGGAAGACCCAATGTTTCTGGGCAGGAGCGGGCATAGCTGTTTTTGTTTGACTTAACCTTTTCTTAGTGTCCTTGGGTACTGCCTTTGCGTTTCTACGTTACTGTCTTGCCAGTCAGCAGCTTTTGATGTCCCGGTCACCACTTTACCTGTAACAAAATACTTGTGTTAAGTGTTTGTAATTAGAGCTACTATAACATATAATTCTCACTATACAAACATCTAACGAAAGATAGTTAATAATGGTCGATACCGTAAACAATGTTATCTGTATAGCAGAGGGTTGTAGGAAAAAATTAAAAGGGAAACAACGTAAATTTTGCACTCCTACATGCCAGAAACGACAGTTTGCACGAGATAAACGACACAACAAGCAACCTGACCAAAAACCTATTAATATAGAACGTAAGTCTGACGAGGGCGACTACGCCTCTGTTAGACGAGGTCAGTATTACCGAGCTTTCGTAAGTGAGGGAATAGCTGAACAAGTTGCAACTGGCGACATGGCAGTAGCTGACGCAGCTTCCCTCCTTGGTTGCACTTCTGCTACTGTCAGTCGCATGCTTGCTGCCTACAAGATTGACACTAGAAACGAAGTAGCTGCAGAAGATTGGGAGTTATCCGAAGATGCAAAAGCATCCCTCAAAAATTTTTCGAACTTCCGACAAAGATATTTCCGAACCGAACTTGGAAAGAAGTATGACACTGCGCCTTTTCATACTAACTGGATAAATAACATTATAGATTCTATAGATAACGGTAAAGAGTTATTAATACTGTCACCCCCACGACACGGAAAAACAGAATTGTTAATACACTTTGCTGTGTATCAGATATGTAAAAACCCTAATGTAAGGATTATGTGGGTAGGTGGTAACGAAGACATAGCTAAGAATGCATTATCTGCTGTACTTGATGTATTAGATACTAATGAAGAATTACAAGATGATTTTTGTTTACCAGGTACTAGCTTTAAACCAGATAACAGGTCAGGTAAAAACTGGTCACAGAATCAATTTACTGTAGGTACAAGAACAGTAGCAGGTATTAAATCACCTACTATGGTAGCTGTAGGTAAAGGTGGAAAGATTCTATCAAGGGACTGTGACATAATAATTGCAGACGACATTGAAGACCACCAAACTACTATGCAACCTGGTGCAAGAGAAAGTACAAGACAATGGTGGACAACAACATTATCAAGTCGTAAAGAAGAACATACAGCTGTAATTGTAATTGGGTCAAGACAACACCCTGATGATTTATATAACCACTTACTTGAATCAGATAACTTTACAAGCATAGTAGAAACAGCACATGCATTAGATTGTGAAATACCAGAACATTTAGAAGATGAACATGTTGATTGTATGTTGTGGTCTAACAAACGTAGTTTTAAATGGTTAAGGTCTAGGTTACATTCTGCAGAATCTACAGGTGGTAGACAAACATTTGAAATGGTTTATTTTAATCAAGCATATGTAGAAGGTACGCAAATATTTACAATGAACATAATTGACCAATGTATGCGACCTGACTTAGTACTAGGACAAGTATATAAAAACTTATATCTTGTTGCTGGACTTGACCCTGCATCTAGTGGATATCAAGCTAGTGTGCTTTGGGGTATAGACCAGTACAGAGGTGAGCTTTATCTAGTTGACCTAGAAAATAAACGTGGCGGTGGTATTAGAGCTGCATTAGACCAAATGGCTGATTGGTTACATCAGTATGATGTTAGACATTGGATAGTAGAAGAAAACGGATTTCAAACTGCTATTAGACAAGATGCAGCTATAAAAGAATTTACACTACGTACTGGTATAACTGTACAAGGACATTTGACAGGTAAAAATAAACATGACCCACTTTATGGTGTGGGTGCTATGGCTGATTTATTTGAAGATAGAAGAATACATTTACCTACTGGTGATGGTGTGTCAAATTCAAAAGTACAGCAATATAGGCAACAACTGTTATACTTTGATGGAAAACCTGTTTCTAAAAGAAACAAGGAAAAAACTGATATAGTTATGGCTAGTTGGTTTCCTATGAAGGTTTTTAGGCGTATGCAAAAAGAGCATGCTGCTGATATAGGGTTAGAATACAATCCTAGTTATGGAGATTTTAAAATGAGTGAGATGAACGAAGCACCATGGGCATAGAAAATTTAGATATAAAATCTTACAAAGAGATTATACAAAATGCTGCAGAACTTACATCAGGTAAATTAGTTCAAGAAAGACAAGTACAGAAAGCTAGAATAAAAGCAATTCTTAATGGTGGTGCAGATGGTATTAAAGCATTACTAGGTAATACAATGGAAACCTCTGATGCTGATTTATTACCAGCTCCTAACATGTTGCAATCAGGTATTGACCGACTTGCACAAAAAGTTTCTGGAATACCACAAGTAAGAGTTGATGTTCCTAATGATAATGATTCTGCTAGAAGTAAACAAAGAGCAGAAAAACTAGAACGCATAGTAACTAACTATGATGATAAACAAGGTTTATTAAATCAATTACAACAAGCATCAAGATGGTTACCAGGTTACGGTTACTGTGCATGGGTAATAACAACAAAGCGTGATACTAACGGTTTCTTTTATCCTTCAGCAGAACTACGTGACCCTTATGATACATTTCCAGGTAACTTTGGTCCTGACCAACAACCTAGAGAAATGGCTGTAGTAAGACGTATACCTAGATATAAACTTGCACAGATATATCCAGAGTTTGCTGAACAAATACTTAAACAAGATGATGATGAAGGTGATGAAGTTAATGGTGATTTAGCTGCACCTTTTATGTCATATGAAAATAACAGAGAACAAAACTGGGAAGATAATACATAC